AGCTTTTGTGCCTTCGCTATCGCTTCGGCGTTTCCACTATTCAGCGCCTCTTTCAGTTTGTGCGGAATGATATGATCGACCACCGTTGCCGCCGTCACTCTTCCCTGCTCATGACACATGGCACACAACGGATGAGTACGAAGGAACAGGAGGCGCTCACGGTCCCATTTGCTGCCATAGATACGGGGCGATTTGTTCATGCGATATCTGTCCAGGTGGCTATCAGTCATCATGTGGGTAAGTTACTACTAGGCTCTGCTGTAACGCCTACTTCACGGCCTCGATGGTGGCACCATTAGAGTTCATCACATAAACCTGATCGCCCGGATAGATAAACTGGTAACGGCAGCCATCACCCGCGCCGGGGAAATTTTCACTCGGATATTCCTCAATAATGATGGCAATAGCATCAGTATCCAGCACATCAGTACGGTCACTAATAACCAGTTCCTCCTCCTGCAGCGCTTTGGTCATTTCTGGATCTTCATAGATAGCCGGGAGCCAGTATGCGAAGTCCGGGCTGGCTGAGTTATGAGTAAGTTTTAAAGTATCTGCGAACGTTTCAGAACCAGCTCTGGCTATCGAGATGGATGGCTGCTCACAAATATGCGTAACACCGTTGATGATGGTTTTAACTGTAAACATAGTATTTCCTTCTTCGTCTTCTTGTTACAACAAAAAGCCCCGCTAGTGCGGAGCTATGGGATTGTTGGTTGACTCTCTCACCGAGTTGTAAATACGCTCACACGTCATTCCTGCCTGGTAGCGTTCGTCAGCGATTGCAGCATATCGTTTAGCTTCTGCTGCAATATCTCCGAGCATGTCGGCAAGCATTCCGGCGGTGGCGTCGGTTGTTTTGCTTCTGACGGCAGCGGCAAGATTTGCGGTGTGCTTTGCGGCGTCCAGGCGGGTGGCAAGTTTTTTTGCTTCGGTACGCAGCTGGCTAACAGTGGCAGACAGGCCAGCAGCAGTGGCAGCAGATTTAGCGGCTTGTGCTTGTGCATCTTTTACAGCCTCATCACGGGCAATAATGCGGCCCTGTTCAATAATACGGGCGGCGGTCTGGGCGTTGACCTCCTGAGAGAATTCATCGCTGTCGCGATCAGCCCATTTTTTTTGCCAGCCCCTGTCACTCCAGACGTTGCCGGCGATAAAAGCGCCTGCCATCAGCAAAATAAACACCAGTTGCAACCAGTACCTTTTCAGAAGAGCAGGTAACAGATTCATACCAGCACCGATTTTGCTTTTTCAAAGCGCTCTCGCCGATCTCCGATGCCGTTCTGCCCTCCGTTGATTATCTGTGTAACGCGTACCATGTCGCCGGAATATTTCAGACACCCTTTAGTCGCGAAGAACCACGCTGCACTACGGGCAGCATACGTATCCTGTGCCAGTAGATCCGGATGGGCAACGAGCTCAGTTTTGATCCCGTTACCGCAATCACGGTAGTTGTTCAGACCTGTGATCTGGATAAGTCCACGCCCGCGGTAGTTCCAGCCGTCGCCAGGCCCGTTGTTACCCATTCGCTTGCTGTATACCAGATTAGCTATTGCACGCTGTCGCTCGAGCGGAAGCGCCTTCTCACAGGCTTTTCGCCCAAGAGTACTGGCCTGATCTGGAGTGATTCTCCCGGCGCGGATGAATCCGGTCAGCCCGGCGATACTGTAGTTGAAGCTCTCCACCAGCCTTGTAAAACCAGCGCTTTCATGTCCCGCCTGAGCAATGAACATGGCCTGATCCAGTGGAGCAGTAATACCGAATTCGCTCATTGCCGCCGTAATATGTGGATACCAGCGCGCGGCCAGTTCGGCGCTGATACCAGCCGCCTGCTGAAATTGAGACTCGTTCATGATTAAACCTTGTTATTATCCCCACCGATACGACCACTGATAAACTTCATTGCAAAGCCGCGGATCGCATCCACGCCGATAAGGCCGACGCCGCCACCAATCGCAACAGACAGGGACTTGGGCCAGCCGAAATATTCCAGCGCAGATGAGAAGGTCAACGTCAGGGCACCACATAGCAGAATTTCGAGTGTTTTTTTCTTCCAGCCACCGTTACCGCCAAAATAGGCAATGCGCAGACCGGCCATAAATAACGACATCAGAACAGCGCCCAGCGGCGTATCTCCTCGCCACCAGCTCTGGAACAGCTCCAGCCAGCCCTGCCAGGAATGGGGATCGTTGTGCATTTTCATAAGCCTCACCTCCGATAGCTCGGATGGCGCAGTGTGAAGTAGGAAGGCCGCCAGGTGGATTAACGACAAAACTCAGAGGGATTATTCCGGACGGCACAAACAGAAAAGCCCCGCACGATGGCGGGGCTTGAATTTATTTGGTCGACGATTGAAGCTATGGCGACGATATCAGATTTACATAAAATATATGCTTTTCAGTTCGGTTTTGCAAGACTTTGTACATAATTAGTCGCCTTTTGTTGTGAACGTGATCGTGTTACCGCAATCAATGCACTACTGTCGAGCTTAATAAAACAGCTACGCATTACAAGCCAGTGTGGTAGGTATATCTCCGTCCAGGTTGATTTAGCCACGCCTGCAAGTTCTGCCAGTGCTTGGAATTCGTATGTATCTTTACCAGCCAGATCAGCTTTAACATCCTGCGCTGCAAGCCAGATAAGCTGGCGCAGGCGGTCAATAGTCTTTTTAGCTACCCGCTTACCCTCCAGTTGCTGGCTGAATTGCTCCCAGGCCCACTGTGTTATCTCGATCTGGTGTTCCCAGCAGGTATTCTCACTGTAATTCCACAACAACCACGCCTTGTAGTGTTCATCGAGTGAAAGAACCGCCCGGCGCCATGAGGCAGTGGAATATTCCACAGGCTTCACCAGCGGGATAGCGCTTCCTTTCGCCAGCGACTGCTTGCCGGGGATTGGCGGGTTATTTAACGTTATCCAGCTTTCTGTTTCCTCGTCCCAGATACGCTGTTTTTTTCGGGGATAGTTTTTCGTGTCGAATTGCGCGTTCTCCAGCCAGGCCAAAAGCTGCCCTTTAGTCTCCCCGCTTAAATCGGCTGTCGCTACCATTAGCTGTTCACGTACATACTGGAGGTATAGAGCGTTCATTGAGTAAATCCTGTGAACTGATAAATACGAACAAAATTGCGCAGGATGCGGTAGTCAACCAACACCGACCCCGGACGGCGGTAAATACGGAGGCGCTGCCAGCGCATGCGGAGTATCTCGATCAGTTCTGGTTTCATGCGGCCTCCAGCTTTTTTAGCGCACGCAGATCCGCCAGAGCCGCGAGCCTGATTTCCTTCAGCTCCTCGACCGTCCAGCGGTGCGGGGTGTTATTGTTCTCGAGTGCCAGCACCGCCGCCTCACCGTAACGCTCAACCAGCGCGGCACGATATGCTTCGATGTTCCCTGATTTGTAGACGTTGCAGACATCACACTGAAGATGGATGTTGAAGCGAGTAAAGCGCAGATGCCCGGCGGCGGCCGTACTCCTGTAATGGCCTGCATGCCATGCGAATGCCGTCTTCGTTCCACAGGAGATGCAACCGAGTCCTTCTGCCAGTTCGGTTTCGCGGCAAATGTCATTTACGGCGCGCTGCGTCAAGTCAATCCAGTGTTTCAGCGGCTTAACCGCGGCTTTCCGCTGGCGCCAGGCGGCGCGTTCTTTTTTCTCAGCGGCGCGCTGAAGGGATTGCGCCTTACGTTGCGCGGCTTCGCGAGCTTTTCTGGTCTGTTCTTTGCCGACGGCGCTGGCGCACTGGTACGAGCAAACGATCTGCCCCTCGCGTATCGGGTGAAACCACTGGCGGCATTCTTTGTTTGCGCACTTACGGCGCGGTAATTTAGCCATGTTCACCCCCAGACCTTTTGGCGTAAGGATTTTGGCGTCCGCACCCGGTGTGCATATTCAGGTAATTTCGCGCTGACAGTCCAGGTAATGAAGTCAGGGTTCAGGCTCTTTTCTGTCCTTATGCCCCGCTTCTGATAATCCGATATCAGAGTGTCGGCCTGCTCGGTTGTACAGTCGTGATGATGGAACCAGGAGTATTTCATCGCCATCACCCCGCAAAGCTCATGAGCTGGGCGGCGGCGTTCTCGGCCTCGCGCTGAGTACGGAATGTACGTGATAAAATCCAGCGCCAGAGAACATCAAGCGCGGATTTATACAACTGCTGAAATTCGACCTCATCCATGCTGGAAAAAGCGATGCTGCGGGGATGTTTGCGAAGGGTGCCGTCCGGTAACTGGATGGCGTCATAGTGACCAGCCTCAACCGTCACCCATGCGCGGTATGCATCGAAAGATTTACAGAGGCTAATTCCGTTTGTTACCCGGCGGTTTGCAATCTGTTCCAGATACTGTTCAGCCGCATCCAGTAATGCGCTTTCATTCCCGCCATATGCAGCGAGAAACTTTGCATAACCGTTTACCAGTTTGCGCTCATTGGCAGAAATGGCGCCGCCGGTGGGTTCCCAGTATTCAAACCCAAGATTAAGCAACGCAAAAAAGCGGCGATGGAATGCAGGATTCCTCACCTGACGGAACTCAGCCACCAGCACGGCGCCGAGTTTGATTTTTGATTGCAGAATATCACTGGTCTCCGGCGTAGCGGGGATCAGAATTCCAGATGACTGCTTGATGAGTTGTAATTCGTGCGCCATGGTGTTCTCCGTGGCGCAGCAGGTGCAGGTTGTTCAGGCCTACATTTGAAGTGTATCAAAGCAACGGGTAATTCGATAGCCTGCCTTTTCTAACATTTGCGTAAATAATGTTGGAGTTCCAACTATGTCATCAGGGTGAAGGGGAACAAAAGATATCTCGTCACCACGACGATACATCAGAGCGCGTCCGCTATCCGGAATACTACCGAACCTTGCCACTACACAATGATCGTAACAACGTATAACCGCATACCCTGATTCTGGTAAGTCTTCTAACATGTAACCCCCGTCACACTGACTTTATTTCTGGAAACGTCTGCGACTCCACGATGCTTAATATGCATAAAACCAGTCGTCAGCGCTTTCCCACGTTTCCTGCAGAATGCTCTGTATACGTTTTTTATCGCCATCAGCAGCACCGACGATACTCAGACCATCCTGACTGCCTCGACGGATGGTTAAGTTGCAGTTTTCATACTGATTCTGGAGACGGGTAATTAATTCTTTTTCAAGCGCAGGAACGGCACCTTCCGGAAGCTGTTTTGTCCGGCTGATAACAAGTTCAATTCTCATAATTCCCTCTACATTTAACTACTGTATATAAACACAGTATACCTGTTAGAAAGAATATTCAAGAGGTGAATAGCACTTTTTGCAAAAGCTAGCATGTTGTTTCATATCAGATTTTAGGCGAAAAACCCGCCGCAGCGGGTTATGACGCAACACTTCATGCCGGAGTTTTCCGGTCCGTCTTGTTGTGAACCTCCCAGAGACTAATGCCACAACTGAACACAAACTCAGCCAGATAATTTAAGCCGGACCATTCCCGGATGCCGCCGCGCGCCGCTTCCACAAATACAGCGATATCCTGATCACGCCACACTCCAAACAGGCGCCAGCCGCCACTGTCAGTCTTAACGGCTGCTATACGCGTCAGAACACCAGTCTGGTACAGGTCAGTGAACGCAGGTTTCTTCCTGGTTATTATTCGCATATCTACAAACCTAAGAAATGTTGATTACAAATCACTGATTCGTATTTTTTGATTTTTCACTAATGCCGATCACAGGACCGGCATGTAGATACGGGACATTAGCTCTGCTCTGGTTCTGGTGCTGCTGGCAGCGGCATCCAGTGCGTAACCAAGATATGCTCAATGCAGTTCATCTGATTGCCGCCTCGCATGTCAAAAAATAGTCCAGAATGCTCATCAAAATATGAAACATAACGATATCCCAACTTGTTATGAACAATTACTTCTTGCTCGTCTTCTGGCATCCGCTCACTACAGCTTATCCAACCATCCGGAATTACCGGCGCTGACTGCTCTTTAATATGCAGTCGTGGCTCACCGTCTTTCGGTTCAGGCCATTCGCGCTTCTTGTTCACCGCCAGCTTTTCCACCATCGCCAGGGCAATCTGCTCGTCAGTAATACCAGCGCGGCGTTGTGCATCCCATAACAGGAATTGCATATCAGCCCATTCGCTGAGGTCGCTAGGTTCTGCGGCAGTTTCCAATGCCTCTTTCGAGAGGTGCTTCAGTGGACCGATGGGGCCAACATCGCCGAATGTGGCATCAGACCATTCAGCATGTTCACGGCGAATACGTTCGCGTTCTGGTACTGGTTGCGAGACTGTGTATAACGGGATAACGCGATACATATCAGCATCCTTACTGACAGGTTCAACTGTGAACATTTCGCAAAAACCGAATGTACGTAAATCCCGCAGTTCTTCAGCGTCAGTCCACGCCACAGGTTCAGCGGTAAGCGCTGCCAGCGCACGCTTCAGCACAATAAGAATTTTGGCGTCGTCATCGTTCAGGCCAAATGGAATATCGTCGCGAGTGTTTTCAAATTCAGCGATGGTCTGCTGTAGCCATTCTTTGGTAATAGTGGTCATCTCAATACATCCTCCACACTGATTAACCCCTTACGGCTCAAATAGTCCATTGCGGCACCGTATAACTTGCTGTTCGGCTTGGCGTTTCTGAGTGAGTGGGCCAGACGCTTAATCCACATCGTGAATTCTTCCACTTGCTTTTATGCTTCTTCCAGTTGCTCCCGCGCATCCCGCATATCATCACGCAGCGCCAGCGCTACGGCCTCTGTTGCGTCTTTTTCCCGCTGGAGTTGAATATTCTCGTCAAGCAGCGCCAGCATGGTGGCGGGGTTGGCTGCGGCGATAAATTCCGCGTCACGTTTCTCAACAGTATGGGCCAACGTCACTTCTTCACCGCAAAGAGAAAATGGCGTTACCGTGATGCCATTGAACAGTGATGAGGTGCGGCGCCAAGTCCCCGGCGTAGCCTTTTCCGCCACTTCACGCAGCGCACGTTTGTCGATTGTCATGCTGCACCTCCAAAAATCCATTGGTTACCTGCGTGCGCCTGGAATTTGCAGGACGTATCAGGCATAACCAACTCATGAACCACTTCGCCTGTTTCAACAAAGTAGTAGTTGCTGTCTGTAACGTTGTTGATGAAGAATGCCTCACGCTCGCGCCATGACATCTCACCGAGAATACGCTGCACCTTTTTGGTGATTGGTCGGTAATCAGGTTCTATGCCAGCCAGTTTTGCCGCCGCGTAGTTGTGGTGGCCATCCATCAGGATGGTGTATTGCTGCCCACGCAGAACTATCGGGTAAACAGATACGATAAAACGCTTAAATCTTGCCGCTCTGTCGTTTACCTTTGCCTTGTCGAGGTAGCGCTGACTGCTGATAAGCGGACCTTTGATGTTGCTCATTGGGCTACCCCCTTGTTGATGCTCATTTTGGATGCTCCATAAACCTGCATTACCTGGCTTTTCTCCAGTGCCGGTAGCGCTGAAAATCCGGTTGTCTTGTTGCAGCTATAACGCTTCAGGTCATAATCAATTACTGCCCGCTGGTCACGAAAAACGCCGCACCGCCCGTGGCGGATGAAACCTCCGCGCACTAACGCGATCTGCAGATATTTCTCCGCCGTGGTTCGGTGCACGCCGAAAATCGCAACGACGTCGTTCGTCGTGATGCGCCCCTGCTCTTTCACCAGACCGATAATCCGCTCAAGAATAATCATCCGTTCGCTGTGTGTTTTAGGTCGGGCCATTTTTAACCCCTTATTTCACAATCCGGAGGTGGCTAACGTTTTTCCGGTAGCTTCCCCAGTCAAAATTCACCCACATCCCTCCGTCCATCTGGAGGCGATCGATAACCCTCGCGCCCAGTGAATCCAACAGCCCCTCGTGGTTAAGATTCGTCAGAACGCCAACAGGTCGCATCGATGAGAGACGGCGATCGATAACCTGATTGAGAATGACCTTCTCACCACTGCTCCCGCGCTGAATACCGACTTCATCCAGTACCAGCAGGTCAACTTTGCAAAGGTCATCAAGCAGGGACGCTTCTGATTGCCCACCGTCGTAGCACTCACGAACCCTGAGCATCAGGTCAGGAATGGTTACCACCAGAACGCTATGACCGCCGGCCAGCAGATGATTTCCGATTGCCGCCGCAAGATGGTTTTTCCCGGTTCCCGGACCACCACTGAACACAAAGCTCGCAAATCCACTACCGAAGTTCTGGGCATAACTTTTTGCCATCGTGTACGCTTTTCGCTGCCCCTCCCCGCTTACTTCATAGTTAGCAAACGTACAGCTACGATGGAGATCCTGAATGCCAGATCGCCCGAAAATCTTCTCGGTGCGGGATTTCTGATTCATCCTGTCAAGCTCTTCACTGCGTTTACGCCCTTCGGCTTCCTGCCATGCCCGCCACTCATCAGCAGTCGAGAATTTCGGCTGCACACTGGCTGGGATAATTCTTTTCAGGCGATCAAGCGCACTGCCAGTACCGATTACGTTTTTCATCGTTACCCCCTGAATCCGGTAGGAATGGTTTTGTCTGGCGCAGAAATGTGGTTCACATCTCTGCCAGCTCTTCGGTCGTTGAGAGCGAACTTCGGTTTGAATAGTCCCTGGTAGCCGTTGGCAATGCTTGTGTTGATGACGTTTACCGGATCGTGGCCTTCATCCAGGCACTCCTTCAGAAGCCTGAAAGCTTTTGTTACCGTCAGTTCGGTTTTTATGGGCTTTCCGGATTGCTGGCGGTAGGTGACCCATTCGTTCCACGACGCAGCATTCAGCCATTCGGGAACAGGAATACTCAACGGATCAAACTTCACTTTTCCCTTAGGGGGATTAAAGGGGGTTAGATCTTTTATATTTGTCTTTGGAATAATGTCTTTGGTGTTCCCTGTTTTCGGGGATGCCCTTCCCCCTTTTCGGGGATAACTATCCCCGTTTTCAGGGATGGCTGAATGGGGTAAAACGCTATCCCTGTTTTCAGGGATAACTATCCCCGTTTTCGGGGATGCCCTTCCCCCTTTTCGGGGATAACTATCCCTAGTTTCGGGTACAGAAATAATCCATGTGGCAATTTCATCATCAGGAAAAGACACCGGACATTTTGAGCAATGTGGCTTGGAATAAGCCCATTTATCCAGGTTTGTATTAATCCCTATGTATCTTGTTTGACCAATACGGCGCAGGATAATGATGTTACGATAGGCAAGACTCAGCACCGCTTCGGATACGTGCTTTACCTTCAGTGCTGTCTTATCTGCAATGAGGCTGTTGGCAATACGATCTGATTTTTTCGACCAGCCATAAGTCAGCCGGATAATCGCATTCAAAACACGGAACTCACGCCCCGATAGTTCAACGATACACAAGGCGTCCTGGATCTGATTAGCTAAACGTAAATAGCCATTTTCCAGATCAGCCATACGGCACTCCTGTTGCGTCGGTACCGGCGCAGGGAATTTGTATATTTCAGCGGTATTTGACATACTCATCTCCGCAATTACCTACCGTTTTTGCACCAGAAAGCCGTTGGTGACCCCTCACCGCGGCTTTCGCCTTTTTGGTTGCTGTCATTTTCAGTCCCACCCCAGCGCATCCGGCCTGGCTCGTTCAGCCTTTAGCCCGGCATCAGCGAGAATCTCTACAGCTGTGAGATAGTTTCTGGATACCAGTACCGCCTCAGGTGGCGCGGCCTGAATCCCAAGAAAAGCCAGCTCTTTCGCCATGTTGCAGAAATATCCCTCAGCTTTACGCCTGCTGACTGTCGACTCGCTGATGCCCATATGCTCGGCGTATGATTTCTGCCCTACTGATGCAAGCCGGTTGAGCAGGACACTCTCTATCTCAACCGGGTTGATTTCTGGTGGGTCTAACTTTCGTGCAATTGCGTTCTCCATGGGTAAATATCCTCTATGGTTATTTGGCTGATGCCTCTTGGCTTGGTAAGCCATCGGTTGGGTTTGGGTAGAGATCAGGACGCAGTTCGTGTGGGGTGACTTTCCAGTCAATAGCTCTTGCCACTCGAACTACAAGTTCGCCGGGAACTTTGTTTTTAAACCAGCCGTTAACGGTCTGAGCACGGCGACCAAGTCGGCGTCCCAACTCAGCCTGGCTACACACGGAAAGGATCTTGCGTTGAACAGTTACTTTCATTGGTCGGTCTCATTGAGTGAAGATACAACCAATTATTCAAATTTAATCGATACTGTCAAATTATTTCGATAGCCATACCTACAGAAAAAATCTGTATAATGAAACCATGTAATTGTGCGAGAACGAAAAATGAACTTTGGAGAGCGTTTACAAAGAGTGCTTAATGAGACTGGGATCACCCAATCTGAGTTAGGTCGTAGAGTCGGCGCTACCTCTCAATCAGTTAATGGTTGGTGTCAGTCCGGCATTCTTCCCCGAAAAGATATCTTAGAGTTGTTACCTAAGGCCACGGGTAAGCCGTTGTATTGGTTCTTCATGGAGGATGATGAGGAATCGGATGTGCCTGAACGTCTAACACAAGGTGGTCCAACAGATCTCAATGACCGACAAAAGCGGCTCTTAGAAATATTTGATCAGCTACCGACTGTTGAACAAGACCGTTTTATTGAGCTGGCAGGCACCAGACTTCAAGAACTAGACGATTTCATGGCTGAATACCAAAGACGCAGAAAAATCGAGCCTCCTTCTCGCTAAACCAGCTTTAAAACTACTAACCGCCTTAACTGGCGGTTTTTTTATGTCATTAATTCACCCACATCTCGCTTTCTTAATCTTCCCTGTAAAATTAATCATCAAATTTAATTGACATGTATCGATTGAATCGATAATACTTAACCTATCAAACGCAGCAACGAGTCATCAAGGCAGGACGCCCACGAAGTAGCCGCCCGGGGCATACGAAGACCGGGATGAGATGGCAAGGTTAACGCGCAGCAGGTGATAAACGTTCCGCTGGCCGGCGATAAGGCAAACGAGGGTGAGAATGATTGATTTCGCACGTAAACCAGCTCGACAGCAGGCTGTCCCGCTCAACCGGATTGAGGTTTTAATCCGCCGCCTCTGCTACCTGCTGGCGCAGAAAGGAGATCCGGATGCTTAAACAATGCGGTTACTGCCGCAAATCCATTGATGAAGGCAAAGAAGTAAAAAACACACTTCTCTATCGCAACGGCTCGCAACTGGCGAGCAAAGAAAAGGAATATTGTTCCAGGCAGTGTGCTGAATACGACCAGATGGCGCACGAAAGTTAAATAGTAGATCCGAAATATGAAATGAAAAATTCGCCATTAATTTGGCGTGGCTTCATACACCCTGAATTTAAGACTGGAGAAATTATGGAAATCGTAAAAATCGAAATGAACCTGAAAGCAGTTAATAAGAGCATTGCTTTATTCAATTGCGAAAAGAGAGTCTCAGGCGTTATTCACTCAAATTCAACTGGGCTTTGTTGAATAAATCAGATTTCGGGTAAGTCTCCCCCGT